AACTAGTTCAGTAGGTCGCTCAAGGAGAAACAGGGCTGGATTCGTTAACGCTTACAAATTGTTAAACAGATCAGCCGCCGGCGCAATCTATGAAACCGCAGGACGTAAAAATCCTAATGGTCGTGCGCCAATGCAAAGTTTGTACGCTAGTAATTTCGTTCAAGGTGACGAAGGCACCTATAAGTCAGGTGGCAAAATTTTAAGACGTTCAACTAGGAATTACAATAGTAACAATCCTTTTGCAGGATACCAGTTTGTTCAAGCCGTAAACGCCGAAGCGAAACTTGAAAGTATTGGCAGGGGTAGGAAAAACCAAGGACGTTTACTTTATGCGGCTTTCGCAAGAGATCAAGGCAAGGTCACAAAGGCAACCTTCAAAGCAATTGATAAAGCAATTTTAACATTTAATTCAAGCATTAAGAGAAGAATTGGACTAGCCGCATGAGTGCCACCGGTATTGAAATTCCTATTGTTAGCACCTATATAGACAAGGGCGCAAAAGCGGCCAGTAAGTCGCTCAATACTTTAACCAAATCGGCCAAAGCCCTAGGCTTGGCTTTCGGTGTTTTTCAAACCATAAACTTTAGCAAAAAGGCAGTAAGGGCTTTCGCCGATGACGAAAGAGCCGCCGGCGCATTATCTAAAACATTACAAAACTTAGGCCAATCTTATGCGGTTTTGCAGACCGCAGGATTTATCCAAAACTTACAAAACACCACCGGAATTCTTGACGATCAACTTCGTCCGGCTTTCACTCAATTAGTTAACTCAACCTTAGACGCTAAAGAAGCCCAAAAGTTATTAAGTGTCGCTTTAGATGTATCCGCTGGAACTGGTAAAGATTTACAATCGGTTACCGTTGCATTAAGCAAAGCGGTATTGAAAGAGAATACTGCACTTAGCCGTTTAGGAATTGGTTTAAGTAAAGCCGAATTAGCCACTATGGATATGGCTCAAATAACTGACTTTTTGTCTAAGAAGTTTGATGGTCAGGCCGCTTTAGCCGCTGATTCTTATGCAGGAAAACTAGCAGTCTTAAGCGCAAAAGCCTCGGACGCCGCTGAAACAATTGGCGGTTCTTTAGTAGTGGCACTAGACAAAGCATTTGGCGACCCTGAGAAAATTGGAAGTGGTATAGATGTTATCGCCAACAAGATTAGCGGCCTCATTGAGGGGATGTCTAGATTTATTCAAGTTACAAAAATTGGACTTCAGAACTTAACCTTGTCTCCCGATTCACCTATTTTCCAATATAAATTAAACTTTGACAAACCTTTTGACCCAATGAGCCAAAAGTTTGATTACACCGCATTACAAAAAGAGGAAAAGAGATTACAGAACGACGCTAAGAAAAACCTCGCTGCCCGTAATGCCGCTATAAAGAAAGAACAAGCATTACTCAAAGATCAAGCAAAACTTAAAAAATTTGGAAGTATGTTTGATACTGAACAAATTGAAATTTTTGCTGCACTTCAAGGGAAAATTACCGAGCAGGAAAAACTTAGACTTAGTTTACAATTAGCCTTAATTCAAGGTAACGCAACCGAAGCCGAGAAACTAGGAAAACAACTGGCAATTGCTCAATTACAGACTACCGATCTTTCTGCAGCGATTGCAAAGATACCAAAAGCCTTAAACCCATTTGAAGGATTTGGAACTGAGGTTGACAACTTAATTGCCAAAATTTTAAATATGTATAAACTACTGCAACAACCTTTAACAGCAACAACCACCACGCCAATAACTACTACTTCAAGCGGCTCAACTAACCCAACATTGGCCGCCATTGCGTCGCAAATTGATAGCGCAAGGACAAAGTTAAACAATTTTAATGAAAGAATGTTAGAAAAGATTGCAAATACCAATAAAATTCCCGAGACTACTATCGAACAAGATATTCAGAGTCAATTACAAAGTTACCTCGCCGCCGATACTGCAATGCGTAGCACATTTAAGGACTTAAACATAAACATTGCACCGGCTGGTAGCGTTGTTACGACTGGCGATCTTGTCCAAGATATTCGCAACGCCTTAATTGAGGCAGGACTATCCGGCTCGCAAACCACCGTCAACAGAAATATTGGCGCATTTCAGTAATGACATTACCGGCAACCTTAGACGTATCACTAAACTTCCAATCGGGGGCGACCTTCGGCATACCCTTCACGCTCGACGACCCTGTAAACGGAATTCTTGGAACTAATATCTTGTCCGAGTCTAACGCACCGGCCTTAGTAGTTAACTTAACTGCGCAAACTCGTCAAATAAGTATCAGACGAGGCAGGAACATTAGCCGAGACATATACGAAGCCGGAACTTGTACGGTTAGAATCTATGACCCGAATTCAGACTTTAACCCACAAAACGTAACCTCACCGTATTTTGGGCAATTAGAACCATTAAGAAAATTACGCATTTCGGCAACCGTTGGAGGGGTAACTTATTATCTATTTAGTGGATATACGACTGACTATATCTATTCCTACGACCAAGCCGAAAACGTTGCTTACGTAGATATAAAGGCAAGCGACGCATTTAGGTTGTTTAATATGGCTTCAGTAGTAACCGTGACAGGTCAAGCGGCTGGTCAAGATACTGGAACCCGAACCGATAAAATTTTGGATACGGTGTCGTTCCCTACTCAAATGCGCAGCATTGAGACCGGAGACACGTTAACCGTTGCCGACCCTGCTACTTTAAGAACCTCGCTTAGTGCTATGCAGAACGCAGAATTTAGCGAGCAGGGGGCTTTATTTATAAGCCCTGAAGGCAACATTATATTTAAAAATCGAAGTTCAGTTATTGCAAGCGCAGGGGCAACCCCAACCAATTTCAATCAAACCGGTGGCATACCTTACAAGGACTTGAAGTTTGCCCTCGATGATAAATTAATTGTGAACAGCGCAACCATTACAAAAATTGGCGGCGTGGCTCAAACTGCAATTGATTCAGGTTCGATTGCTACTTACTTTCCTCATTCGGTAGCAGTTAGTGAACTCATTGTTGATACCGACGCCGAGGCATTAAATATTGCAAGCATATACGTCGCAACGAGATCAAGTACCTCGATACGAATAGATCAAATGAGCGTTGATTTATACGACCCAAATGTGCCAACGGCCACAATGTTGGACTTTGATTATTTTGATAACGTACTTATTAGCAATATCCAACCCGACAATTCAACCATCACCAAAAACCTTCAGGTTCAGGGTATCGCTCATGACATAACCCCGACCTCATGGATGACCACCCTTACTACCATGGAACCTATTGTGGACGGATTTATCATAGGAAATAGTACTTATGGGGTAATTGGTGAGGATGTTTTGTCCTATTAGGATATAATTAGGCACTATTAAGGAGATATAATGGCCGCAGGATTAGGATTTAAGACTTTCAACACCGGTGACGTTTTGAGTGCCGCCGATACAAATGGGTACCTCATGCAGGGCGTTTTAGTTTTTGCTAACGCTACTGCTAGAGACGCCGCAATCACTTCACCTCAAGAGGGGCAGTTTGCTTTTACTAAAGACAATGATTCATTGTGGTATTACTCAGGTAGTGCATGGGTATCATCCGGTGCAACCGGTGATATTGAAGGCGTAACCGCAGGAACAGGAATTAGCGGTGGCGGTACTTCGGGAACTGTAACGGTCACCAACTCTATGGCTACCGCAATAGACGCCAAGGGTGATTTAATTGTTGGAACTGGCGCAGACACCTTCGCTCGCCTCGGCGTTGGAACGAATGGGCACACAATCGTAGCGGATAGTGCGGAAACCACAGGATTAAAATGGGCTGCACCTGCTAGTGGTGGAATGACTTTATTGCAATCACTTTCATTAAGTGGTGGTACATCCGTCACATCATCTACTCTGAGCAGTGCCTATAAACAATTTGTTATTTACATAAGAGATTTTTATGGAGGTGGTATGGATGCCTGTAATATGAGATTAAACGGCGATACTGGCTCTAATTACAATTTTAACTATATGGAAGGTGCGACAACCTATGGTGGAACTGCAACTAACGCTGGTACAAGCATAAGAATTGGAACTGTCACTAACGCCTCAACTACAAGGCAAAAAAATCACAGCATCATTACTATTATGCGACCTTCAGACACAGACCAGGTTTATGTTTTTGTAAATGGTACTCAATATCACACTTCATTAAGTACGCAATATGGCAATTATACTGTTGGGGTTTATGATTCATCTGCTGCACTTACCAGTATAACTATTTTTTCTACAGCAACCTTAACCGCTGGCACAGCAGAGATTTATGGAGTTAACTAATGTCAAAACCAACAATAAGAATTTATACTGGCCCAAACATTGATGATTTTATTGACAGAGAAATGAACGATATAGAGTTCGCTCAGTATGAATTAGACCAAGCAACGGAAGCAGAACGCAAATATCAAGAAAATGCAAAGGCAGAAGCAAAGGTTGCAGCACAGGCTAAACTTGCTGCCCTTGGTTTAACTGTTGAGGATTTACAGGCTTTAGGTCTTTAGCATAATCTTGAGGAATTGTGTCTAAATGAAACCATGGTTATCAAAAGCGGCGGTTCAACTGCGTGAGCAGATCGATGACACTTACCAAGATCGCAGCCGGAAATCTGATGGGTGGGCGGCTGATCTGCGTCACCAATTACGAGGTAAGAGCGACCACATACCCGACGGTAAAACCGGAGTCGTTAGGGCTATCGATGTTGACGCTCGCCTTTCTGACGACAAAGGGGCTTCAGCATATTTGGCAGATCAAATTCGACAGTATGCAAAAAGTTACGGACGTATATCTTATGTAATTCATTTGGGGAAAATTGCTTCTCCAATTATGAATTACAAGTGGAGAAAATACCGAGGCTACAATTTGCATAATCACCACATCCATATTTCATTCCGTAAAGACCAAGATAAAAATTCAGAGTTTTTTGATATACCACTAATAGGGGGCAAGTAATGAAAATAAGTAATAAGCAAAAAGCAATACTAAAAGCATATTTCAAAGGCGTTTTAGTTTCTTTCCTTACATTTATTGCAAGCAATGAACTTGGATTTGACCCAACAGTCTCGGTCATACTTGCCGCACTTGCCCACCCTGCCGTCAAAGCCTTGGATAAGGCTGACTCTGATTTTGGTATTGGTAGTCAAGAGTAATGACAGCCCTTGAGTGGGCTGGTTTTCTAGCAGGAATCACAACCACACTAATCGGACTTCTCGCCGGCCTTCGATGGCTAGTCAGAGGATGGCTTAATGAACTTCGTCCCAATGGCGGTTCAAGCATGAAAGACCAGTTGACTTCACTTCAACAGGAAACAAAACGCCTTTCAGATCGCATAGATGAACTCTTTATTGTCATAACTAGGAAGTAGACTCTACCCATGGCTACTAAACGCAAACCTAAAAAAAAGGTTGCTAGGAGACGGCGCACAACTAAAGAGCCGGTTCTTACTAAGTTAGATTTTTGGGCTATAGCCGCTAACGAAGTTTATATGGCTTGTCGTAAATCAGGAATGGACGAAGGAACGGCCTTGGCTTTTGCCATGGATAGATCGTCTTACCCTGACTGGATTGTGGATACTAAAGACCCAATTAAAAATCCATTAGACGACTTTGACGAGGATGACGATTAAGCGAATCGCCTTCGTGAGTGATCTCCAGTCTCCGTTTATAGACGAGAAAAGCGTCAAACTGGTCGGAAAGTTTTTAAGGAAATGGAATCCTCACCGGACTATTCAAATCGGTGATGAAATCGATCTACCTCAATTAGGTGGATTTAATGCAGGAACAATAGATGAGATGGTTGGGAACCTAGATGATGATAGAAAGTTCACGCAAGAGGTACTTCAGTATCTCGGTGTTACGGATGTACTAGGTAGTAATCATGGAATTAGACTTTACCGATCAATCAAAAAAAGATTACCCTCTTTCCTCAACCTACCCGAACTGCAGTATGAACGTTTTATGGGGTATGATAAACTCAAGATTAAATTCCACCCCTACGGACTTGATTGGGCGCACGGCTGGACGGCAGTTCATGGAGACTCTTTCCCTCTTAGTCAAGTCCCATCACAAACGGCCTTAAATGGGGCTAAGAGGCTGGGTAAGAGTGTTGTTTGTGGGCATACTCATCGTTTGGGTTTATCAGCGTTTACAGAGGCTTCCAGAGGCCAAATAGGGCGTACTGTATGGGGATTAGAGGTTGGAAATTTAGTCGATCTAGCCTCAAGTGGAATGGCCTATACAAGGGGTTACGCCAATTGGCAACAGGGTTTCGCAGTAGCCTACGTTCAAGATCGTAAAGTGCAGGTCATACCTATACCTATTAACAACCACTCTTTTATCTTTGAGGGTAAACTATATGAGTAGGCAGACCGATTATGAGCCTAGAGATATAGATGAACAAATTGACGCCTTTGACGAATTAGGGCTTATATAACAAAACCGTTATAAGACACGCCGGCACCGATATTGATGGTGTCGGTTCTATCTGTCATCCTTCTCGTATCCAAGTCACTCGCTTGGTGTAACGGAAAGGTAGGAAATGAACTTAACATTTATAGACTTCGAAATGCTAACCGAAAACCAAATGCAGTTCAAAGGTATTGATTGGGAAGCCCAAGCCGATAGATTCGACCAAGCCCCTAACTTTGAGCATCAATATATTTATTGGGTAGAAAATAGTGCCGCTTTAGTCTTGGCCACTAAATACCTACAACAACAAGGTTATGAGTTTCAGATCAATTATGACCTGAGATTTGACCAACCTATATTTACAACAAACTTCGCCGGTTCATGGGTGAACGCATGAAAATCAACGGACTGACAATTTTGTGGTTCATGATAGCAACCGGACTACTTGCCTACGCAGTTAGTTTATGGCAAACCGAGGTTTATAATCGAGGTTATTGGCGTGGTCGGGCGGTGGGTTGGGATATGCACCGCCGTATGATAACTATAAAAAAACTATCGGACGAGGTGTTTGATTATGAACAGAACTGAGGACTTGTTTGACGAGGTAAGGGTTACATTGTCGGAAAGGGGCAAGTTTTATGGTTCTAGCCGAACCAACCATGAAAGAATCTCCGAGTTATGGAGTGCCTACCTTGGTGATTACATTTCACCAATGCAAGTCAGTATCTGCATGTGCCTCGTTAAGATCAGTCGTCTTAGTGAGTCGCCTAACCAT